ATGCCGCAGTTCAAAAATACGGCTGATCTGATGGCATATTTGAAAAAAGCTGTCGATGAGTCTTTAACCAACGATGTATTCCCTGTCATTCGTGATGAAGAGGTTGAGGCAATTAAAGACATCGTTTATAGCATGGATACATCTGGATATTACCAGCGCAGATATGATTTTGGCGGTATCGGAGATCCGTATAATATTGTGATTAAAGGCGATGCTGCAAAAAACGGTATTTTGTCTGTTATCAATATTACTGACCCAAACCCATATCTGAACGGTCGAAACGGAGACAGAGCTACGGTAAGTAAGAATCTCCCGTATTTGATTGAACATGGTCGTGGTGGATCTGGTGATCCTGGTTATGACTATTGGAGTAGACCGAAAGCCCGCCCATTTACAGAAACTACGATTGAGAGATTACAAGCTTCTGGCAAATGTACGCAGGCATTAAAACGAGGACTTATGAAGAAAGGCATCACGATTCGATAATCTGGTGTCTTTCTTTTCTTTGTATAAGAAATTAGTTAAACAACTTATAAGTGAGGTGATTGTGCGTGGATGATCTGCAAATTCTATTAAAAGCCGTGATTGACGAGAACAGCCAGTCTTCACTTGATTCTAAGCTTGCAAGTATTGCTAAGTCTTTGAGTGAATCGCACACTGTAAAGCTGAAGGTTGGTTTTGATGAAGACTCCGTTAAAACGGTGCAGAGTCAGCTACAAACAATCGCCAAGCAGGTCGGTGGTGCAAACCATACTGGCACATATAAGCCGTTGCAGGTTTTTGATGCAACGCAATTAAAGGCTGACGGTCAGCGTTACTTTACGTCAGTCAAAGATATCGTTAGTCGGGCGCAGGCCGAATTCAGTAAGCTTGGCAAGACGGACATTACGAATGTCTTTAAGGATTCTAAGGGAAACATCCAAAGTTTCACTGCCAGCGTTACTAAGGCTGATGGCGTTGTAGAAAAGTTTAACTTTAATCTCGCAAAAATCAAAGATGGCGCTCGATCAATAAAAGGGTTTGTTCAAAGTAACTCTATTTTGACAGATAAAAACGCCGGTTCTAATTTGGAGCAGACGCTTAACTATCTAAACAGAATCAATACGAAAATTGCTGATATTACAAGCAAGACATTGACAAACACATCAAAGCCGTTGCTTGGTGATATGGAGCAGTTTAATCAGTATCAAGAAAAGTTGAATGCTGTAAAGGCTCGTATTGAAGAGATTAAGCAATCAAACACCACTCTTTCTTCTGAGCATAAGAGAGAGATTGACTCTATGGTTGCTGATCTTCAGCGCTATGCAAAGGAACTACAAACTTCTGCGTATGCTGCAACGGATTTGAAAGCAAATACTTTTGCAAATCAAAAAGCTGAGTTGCAGGCAAGTCTTGAAACACAGATCAAGAAATGGCAAAACGCCGGTATTTTCGGCGGTGATTTTAAGGCAAGCGTAGAAGAGGCTAAGACTGCTTTAGACAATGCACTAAATCCAAACGATCTTGACGCATATCGTCATAAGCTTGCGCTACTCGAACAGCAGTTTAAGCAGATAAAGCTTGATAATACTGCCTCTGGGAAGTTATTGGATGCAGAAAAGCTAAATTCCAACATTCAAACAGCGCAGCTTAGAATTCAGAATCTAAAGCAGACATATAGTGCATTTGTTTCCGATCCAAGCTTAATGTCAAAATGGCAACAGCTTTTTGATGAGTCACAGATGGTTAGTTCTTCAAAGGAACTGACAAACCTAAATGCGAAAATTCGACTTTTCGAGCAGGAACTTATTAGCGCAGATAAACACAGTCAGTCTCTATTCGGAGAGCTGAAAAACAATATTGCAAAGATGGGGTCTTGGATGGTACTCGGCGGTGTTATCGCTGGTATCATGCGTGGTGTTACTGGTCTTTATGACGCTGTTGTCGATTTGGACACAGCGATGACCGAGCTGAAAAAGGTTACGGACGAAACTGATGAGTCGTATGACCGTTTTCTTTCTGATGCTGCACAAAAGGCAGTTGATATTGGTACATCATATTCTGACTATGTAACTGCAACTGCTAATTTTGCTCGTCTTGGTTATTCGATGGCTGATGCTTCTGATCTTGCAGAAGTTGCTACAATTTATAGCGTCGTTGGTGATGAAATCAGCGATGTAAACGAGGCTACCAGCTCTATCATTTCTACAATGAAAGCGTTTGGTATTGAAGCCAGCGATGCAATGACCATTGTTGATAAATTTAATAAAATCGGCAATGAATTTGCTATTTCTTCTGGCGGTGTTGGCGATGCTTTGCAGCGTTCCGCTTCCGCCATGGCTGCGGCAAACAATACAATTGACGAGTCAATCGCTCTGATTGTTGCTGCGAATAATGTCGTACAAGATCCTGCTGCGGTCGGTACAATGTGGAAAACCGTTGCCATGCGTATTCGTGGTGCAAAGACTGAGCTTGAAGAAGCCGGTCTTGAAACCGAATATATGGCGGAAAGCACAGCAAAGCTTCAAGATCAAATCAAGGGTTTGACCAATGTTGATGGATCTGGTGGTTTTGATATTATGGCCGATGCTGATAATTTCAAGAGTACATATGAAATTATCCTTGGAATTAGCAAGGTCTGGGAAAAGATGAGCGATATCGACCAGGCTGCATTGCTTGAATTGCTGGCCGGTAAGCGTCAGGGCAACGCTCTGGCGGCGGCTATCGAAAATATGGACGATGCTGTTAGTGCCATGAACGCCTCCGTTAATGCGGAGGGTTCTGCTCTCGCTGAGCATGAGAAGTGGATGGACAGCATTGAGGCGAAGCAGCAAAAATTCCAAGCTCAGTATCAGGCTCTTGCAAAGACTATTTTGAATAGTGATTTGATTAAGGGTGCATATGATGCCGGAACTGGATTGCTTGGTTGGCTCACAAAACTTATTGAAACGCTTGGTGCATTTCCTACGATTCTTGCTGGTATTACCCCATTCTTTGATAAGCTTCAGTTATTAAAAACAACCACATCGAAGAATTGGCTTGGCACTGGTACTGGCATTTCATTTGCATGGAATAGTGGAAAGCTTGAATTAGAAAATGATATTCGTCTACTTGATGAATACAAGACAAAGATTCAAGGTCTTGGCACATCAACAAGTGATCTGACACAACGCCAGATTGTATGGAACGATACAATTGGCCGTGGAAGTAGTTCGCTGAAAACGGCTGTCCATGTGACAGATGATGCTACGATTTCTACTGACGCATATCGTTCATCCATGACAAACGCATCTGCATCCACAACAGCAATGGGTGTTGCTTCAAAAGCTGCCGCCGTCGGCGTACAGGTGTTAAAGACCGCTCTGAATATGCTGATTAGTCTTGGTATTGGTCTTGCTATTTCGGCAATTGTTTCTGTAATCTCAAAACTAATTAACAAGGCTAAAGAAGCTCGTCAGGCTACTGTTGAGGCTGGTACTGCCGCTGCGGAAGACGCACAAAAACTGTATGATCTCGCGTCTTCTTATATTGAGTTGAGCAACGCTGTTGAAGCTGGCACTGGATCGCAGGAAGACCTTATTGCTATTCAGGATGAGCTAATTTCCTATTTGAAAGATCAGGGCGTTGCCGTTGATAATTTGTCTGGTAGCTATGCAGATTTGCGAGACAATATTATCGACGCAGCCAGAACGCAATTACAAACCGATATTTCAAAAGGTGTTCGTGCTGCTAATGTTGCCAAAGAAGATGCCGTAAAAGAGCTTGACGGATATTTCAATAGTCATAGTTTTTATTCTGCAACTGGTAAAGAAGCTGGAGACGCTATGGCGTATCTCAAAGAGCTTGGTTTTACTGGCATTGACGATAGTGGTAGCAAGGGCGGCGGAACAATTTTCCTTCCAAGCGTATATAGTTCAGATGGTGGCTTAAAAGATGTCACATTTGAAGATTTAGCGGCGAATTATAAGTATCTACAGGATGCGATGAACGCAGTTCGAGACAAATTCGGAAGTGAAAATCCGGTGTTTGAAGTTCTTGCGGATGCTTATAACGAATATGATGCTGCGTTGTCCGACGCGATTGATCAGATTGATAAAAACAATCAGATGATTGCGGAAGACGCTTTCCTTGCTGCTCAGAAGCTTGCGAAGCCAGAAAGCCTTGACCAGTTTGAAAAGATGCGCAAGGATTTGATTCAGCAGGTTCAGAACGATTTGAGTTTCGACGAGAATGGTACATATTCTGCTGAGGAACTTGTTGATAAAACGCTTGGTACGAATGACTACTATGCTGGTTTGCTTGACGAGTTAAATCAGCGTGAAAATCAGGCTAAGCAAGTCAACGAGAAAATGCAGGCTATTGCTGAGGCGTTAGTTCAAAAAAACTACGAACAGTATGAGCCTGGTACATCTGCACATTTCCATGAGTTAGACGCATGGCTTGCTGAGGCTGATGAAGTCAAAGAAAAGCTACGCGGTTTATCCGATGAGGAATTTGAGATTGCTTATGATGCGGTTATTAACCAAGGCGCAACGACTTGGGATGATATTACTGCAGCAATCGAAAAGTATAATAGCGAACAGGAAGTAGCAAGGAGACATTCTGAACAGCTCAAGACCACGATTAAGAGCCTTTGGAATTCTGAAAACTTTGCTGACGCTAAGGAAGAGTTGATGACTCTTTCGACAACACTTGATGGTATCACAGCGGAAAATGTAAAGGAGTTGGCTGAGGAAAGCGGAATTCTTGCCAGTGTTCTTGATGAAGACGGTATGAATGCGCAATTCCTCGCACATATCTTACAGGTTATGGCTGAGGGTGGCGATGGTGTTGCTCTTATTACAGAGCAGGCGTTGAAGCTCAACGATGCTCTTGATGGCATGGTAGATAAGTTTGATAGCGTAACTGAGGCGAAAGCACGGTACGATGCTGCCATGTCTGTCGAGGAAAAGGATACCGACTTTAAGTCTTATGCAGAAGCCTTTGAGGAACTGAATAAACAGTTTGAAGCAGGCACGACCAACTCAAATGCTTTCTGGGCTGCGGCTGAATTCCTATTTGGTAGCGATCAGCTATCTACATGGGGATGGAGCGATGGCCTTGACGAAATCTACTCCGCGATGGAGAAAAACAAGATTGTGTTTGAGGACGCTGACAGTGCTGGTGCTGGCTTTGTTGAACGGCTATATCAGATGTCTCAGGCTGGTCAGTTAGTCAATGATCAGGGCGAAAAATTACTGGATATCAGTAAAGATTCTGATGGTGTTTATGTTTTCGATATTGATCCGGATAATCTGGACGCGATTGCCGAAAAGATGGGTATTACGACAGATGCGGTTCTTGCATGTCTGGAAGCCCTCTCCATGTGGGGAGATATTGATTTCTACGATATGAACGAGGTCGCAGATGTTATCGACGAAATTGGTCTGTCTGCGGAGAATGCTGGAAAGAAAGCAATCAATGTTTCGGCACTTACCGATCAGCTTATCACTCTTGGTAAGACTGACAAGGAAATCTATGATATTCTGACAGGTTTACAAGACCTCGATGGCGTTGTATTGTTGGATGCAGAGGGCAGCATTGACGGTTTAACGAACAGTCTTACTAATCTTGGTTTAGCAGCCAGCGATGGTATTACGGTCAGTGTTGATGCAGAAGCTCTTGCCCCACTTCTTTCTGAGCTAAACTTCACTAAGGAACAGGCGGAAAACCTAATCACAAAGCTTGGTGAAGCAGACGGTATTTCCCTCACAAATTCGCAAGGTGAAATTAAAGATACGACAGATGCGCTGGAGTATCTGAACGGTTTGGACTTTGCGACAGTAACTTCTAATGTTGATGGCGTTGCGCAGGCTGTCGAGGATGTTGACGATGAGACAACTGATAATGTTGTTGATCAGTTTAATAACATCGAAACTGCCGCAAGCGACGCAGAGACCGCAGTAAAGCGCGTCCAAACTGCTGTTCAGCATTTGGACGGTCAAACCGCTACGGTCACGATTGACACAAAGCGTAAGAGCGGCATTCTTGGAAGTATTTTCGGATATGCTTCTGGCACTGGTGCTGCACCGGCTGGCGATGCGCTGGTTGGTGAAGAGGGAGCTGAACTTATCCAGTCTGGCGATAAAGCTTATCTTGCTGGTGCAAATGGCGCTGAGGTTGTTAATCTCAAGCAGGGCGACCGTGTTTACACTGCGGCTGAAACAAAGCGTATCGTACACGGGTCTGGCAAGCAGCTCAAGGGTGTTATCCCAGCTTATGCGAAAGGTCGAGTCCAGACAGGCGGATTGCATGTAGAGACAGGCAAGACCGGTTCAACCGGAACGCCGATCACATTCAACGCTACAGTCGAAGCGACAATTGACGATAAGACATTAGAAGAACAGCTTAAAGATAAGCTGGACGATTTGGAAGACCAGCTATCCGATATTATTGGAAATTTTGAGCATTCAATTTTCCTTCTGGAGAAGAATGACGGGACTCCGGAACAAATTATTGCCATCTATCGGAAGATGCAAGAAACAGTCCACGCACAAGCTGAAAAGTATCGTGCGCTTGGTTTAGATGATACCTCTGATTATATCCAAGACCTACAGAAAAAGTGGTGGGATTATCAGGATACGATTGAGGATATGTTACATGATATTTACCAGACTGCGGTAGATAATCATAACAATATGCTCAGTCTGTTGGAAAACCAGTATGATATGCTGGACAACAATCAGACCAAGGATGCGATGTTGGACAACCTTTATAAGCAGCTTGAAGAACAAAAGAAGATTCAAGAAGAAGCTCATAAGGAAGAACGACGTCTGCGTGATCTCGGACTGGACGAAAACGACGAAGCAATTCAAGATTGTATTGACGCATGGTGGGGCGCTTATAATGATATTCAAGACATTAACTCTAAAATTGCAGATAATGTTCTTGATACATTTGATGACTTCATTGATTATGCCGATGATTTTGATTTGTGGGGAGATTTCAACTTCACCAAGGTTGATTACCTGAAACAAAAGCTGAAAGAGATCAATCGCCTATTTGAAGAAGGTGTTTTAACTCTGAAAGAGTATAACAGCCTCATGCGCGAAACGGGCGTTGAAATCTACAACGAACAGAAAGATGCTCTAACGAAAATCATTGAGATGACGATGGAGCTTGTTCGTCAAGAGGCTGAGGATCAAGTAGATGCTCTGGAAGCACAGATTGACGCTTTCCGTAAAATCATTGATTTGAAGAAAGAGTCTCTTTCTGCAACTAAGGATGAAGAGGACTATCAAAGAACTGTTGCAGAAAAAGTAGCTGAGATTGCTGAAAAGCAAGCGAAGCTTGCGCAGTTGGATCGTGATACGAGTGCATCTGCAAATGCTGAAAAGCAAAAGCTGGCACAAGAGCTGGCTCAGCTTCAGCAGGAGTTGGCTGACTATCAAGCAGATTATGCGTATAATTCACAAGTTGACGCTTTGGACAAAGAAGCTGATACTTTTGAAGACACGAAAAACGATGAAATTTCCTATGTGAAGTCCACAGTTGATACGGAAGAAAAGGTGTATAATGCAGCCATTTCCCGCATCAACAGCAATTGGGAACAGCTATACGCAGACCTAATTGAGTGGAATAAGCAATATGGAGATATGATCGACGGCGAAGATTCTATCACCTCCGCTTGGCGAACTGCTAAGGCAGCAGCGCAGGAATACGGTGATGTCGTGTCTGCGCTGAACGGTATTAACTCTGAAATTTCCTACGCTGGAAAAAATGCTGATGATAAGCAAACGCAAATCGACAGAATTTTGAGTAAGATGCAGACAAATAGTAAGGGTTGGCATACTGCAAAGACGCAGGAAGAAAAGAACCGTTTGGTTAAGGAGAACGAGGATCTTGCCGAACAGCTTTCCGCTCTATTGGGGCGCAAGGTTGTTAAAGTGAATGGCGTTTGGTATCTTGATTCTGCAAATGGCCCGCGCCTATTCCATACTGGTTTGGATGAGGGTTATGTTGGCGGTCGAGCTACCGGCGCTGATGAAGTCCTTTCTGTTTTGAAGGATGGAGAGCTTGTCATGACGAAAGATCAGTATATGCGTATTTTCAATTCGTTGAAATATGGTATCACTGGTGTTTTGGACTCATTGATTGGCAATCTTACTTCTACATCACCCGCTGTTTCTGAGGTTGTTAAGTCGATTACAAACGACAATAGCAATACAGATAATTCGTCTACGGATGATCGTGTTACTATTCAGAACTACTTCCAGATGCAGAATGTGACGGAAGAAAATATGAAGGGCTTTGCTGAGTATTATTCCGAGTACACTATCGGAAAACTTATGTCGGCTGCGAAAAGAAAGGGCTTGAAAAATAGCTTTGGAAATTCAATGCTGCGTTGAGAATTTAAGAGACCGCCCATATTAGGCGGTCTCTTTTAATTGTGGGAGGTATTGATATGGTCGTTGATTTTGCAAAGATCAATGTGAACGAGCAACCGATGTTGATTCTCCAAAATCTTGACGATACGCCTATTGGTGTGTTGAGACTTGCTTTCAATGTGGTGGCGGAGCTTTGCTATAACGAGGTATCAACGCTCACATTTGATTTACCAGGAATCGTAGACGGTGTTAAAACGCCAAATTACGATAAGGTTACTGGTATGCGGATTATTGACCTAAAACACTATGGTCGATTTATCTTGATTGATCCAAGTGTAAGAGACGATGGTGTTGAGTTGATAAAAAGCTGCACGGCATATTCATTGGAGTATGAGTTTACTTTCAAGAAGTTGCCATTGACTGAGGGAACATACAATCTGTGGAATCCTATTGCACCAAAAGGAACGATTCTTGGATTGATTACAGAGCTAATGCCGTCTTGGAAAGTTGGTTCTGTAGATTCAACTTTAATTGACAAGTATCGCACATTTGACGATAGTAGTGATCAGAATATCTATAACTTTATGAAGTCCGATTTGCAGGAATCATACGGTTGCATCTTTTATTTTGACACTTATAAGAGACTTATTCATGTGCGTGATGTTATGAACGATGCTCCCATTTCGCCAGTGTATTTTTCTGTTGAGAATCTTGTAAAAGATGTAAAGGTTTCTGAAGACACAGAAAGCATTGTGACAAATCTTGGTGTATATGGCGCAGATGGTGTTGACATCCGAAGCGTCAACCCAATGGGGACAAGTAGCCTCGTTAATTTACGGTACTTCATGACGCTTGATAATTTTAGTCAGAGCGTAATTAACAAATATAATCTGTGGGAAGAAACATTTGAGTCTTACCAACAGCAGTATTACAATCTGACAATCGAAGAAGCTCTGAAAACTGCACAGTTTGTCACAGAGCAAGCCGCTATGACTACTTTGCAAGGAGAATTGACAAGCCTTGAAAATATTCAAGCGGTTACTATTCAGGCTATCGCACAAGGATTGAAGTCACAAAGCGATCTAAATAGCGTCAATGCAAAAATTAGCGCTAAAAAATCGGAGATTACACAGAAGCAGTCTGAAATTGATGCTATTTCTGCGGAAGTTTCAAGTTTGAATGAGCAGATGGTCGCAATCAACAACAAGACTGCCCTATCTGCATTTTTTACAGAAGATGAGTACAAGATTATCAATCGGTATCTGAAAGAGGACTCTGTTTCAGAGGATTCATTTGTAATTCCAAAAGTGGCTACTTATGATACTTCTGGCGAGAGTGTAAAAGTTTCTGGTGCTATTTTTAATATCAGCAGATCAGAAGTTATCAAAGTCAAGAATGATTTCGGTAAGGACATTTATTCTGCATCTGGTGGTGTTTTGGAATGTTCAACTAATGGTTTCGTTCTTCGAGCGAATCTAATTCGTGCGTCTTTGGATTTTGACAGTGACAACAATATTTTGTTTACTGCGCGTGTTAATGACGGTACACTGAATGACGCAGAGTTCCCTAACGCTTGTGTATCTATCTCAGGTACGGCAATTAGTGTTTCGTCTAATGTGAAAGCTGAGTTTGAGGTCAATGGTGCGATTAGCGCTGGAAGTACATTGCAGTTCAAAATCAATACTGCAAATTTGTATTTTACAAGAAGTACGACAGAGTACGAACAGAGAACCGTAGAGTGGGATTTGTTTGAATATGGTAAGGAATTACTTAAAAAGAATGCTTATCCGTGCTATTCATTCTCACTTGATATAGCTAATTTTCTTGCATTGTCGGAGTTTTCATACTTCAAAAATAAGCTTGAGCTTGGTGGGAAAATCTATTGGAAACAACGAGACGGTCGCATTTTGAAGCCATATCTATTAAATGTGAAAATTCCATTTGAGGATTTGTCGAACTTTGAAATTGAGCTTTCAAGTAAATGCAATGCGTTTGATGATAGTTTCAATTATGAAGAGCTTGTGCAGTCTGGGGCTACCGCTGGTAAAACACTCGATGGAAGCAAATGGACATACAATCAGTTTGTGAATAGCGGTGCAGAAACATCACTAAGCAAATTTATGAAGTCTGCACTGGATATTGCAAAGAACAATATCATGTCATCGAGTGGACAGGACATTTCGTGGAGTGAGTCTGGTTTGCGTCTACGGAAACGAATTGACGGATCTCCCACAGAATATGAGCCGTACCAGATTTGGATGAACAATGGTTCGATTATGTTCACCACAGATAATTGGCAGACAGCAAATCTTGCTATCGGTCAAATGGTGTCTGAGGATGGTACGCTTATTAGCGGCGTAATTGCCGATAGCCTCATTGGTAAGTTGATTGCCAGCAACAGTATGATTATCGAAAGTGAAAAGAAAGACGGAAAGACTTCTGTGTTTCGTGTTGATGGGAACGGGGCTTCCCTTCATAACGCTATTTTTGATATCTACAATGCTAATCAGGTACAAATCACTCTAAATCCGTATTCCGGAATTGCAATTGGTAAGTACCCGTTGTATGACGGTGATGAGTATATCATTGATGAAAAGAACGCATCTTTCTGGGTCGATACGAACGGAAATGTTCATATTAAAGGTACGCTTGAGGGCTGCGATGGTAGGTTCAGCGGTGAGCTTTCTGCTGCAAGCGGTAGTTTCAAAGGCGTTGTACAGGCATCTGATTTTCTGGATAAGTCCGGAAATTCAATGCTGACATCTGATAAAAACAAGTTCGATAGTAATTATCTTGATCTTGGCAATATTCAGATTGACGGCACAACTGGTAATATCACGATGACAGGCAGTATCAATCTTCAAGGAAATATTACTTGGGGAACTGGCAGCAGTCCTGTCCGCGTTTTGTATGGCAGATCAAGCTATGCAACACCTACATCTCCGTATTCTTCATATCCCAGCTCGTCTTCAAGCGGTTGGCACAGAAGTTTAAGCGTTGCATATGACTACTATGCTTCGTATTCTTATGACGGCGGTAATACTTGGACTTCTGCAATGCAGATTCAAGGTAAAGACGGTCGTGACGGATATGACGGCGAAGACGGCAGTGATGCAAATGTTACTCGTGGCAACATTGCTAAGGCTCTGTACGAAAATTCGGATGACTATTATTACGATGGAATTTATTCGTACAGATCTGGCAGTCGATATTATCTCGCTATTAACGCATCCTATATTCTTGCTGGCAATATTGATGCTGATATTATCGAGCTTACATGCGGTTATGGTGGTTTTGCAAAAGGATACGGATCTGGTAGTAGTGGCCGATTGACCTATGGCGCAATGATGTATGGTAGCAACGGTAATGGCTATGCCCCTTACTTTATCGTCACCAACTCTGGATGTCGAATGACTGGCTTGGATGAGGTTGGTGCAATGGACTTCTTCATTACTGCTAACGGCATTTACGCAAGTGAAGAAATTACATTGCGCTCTGATAGACGATTGAAGAATACCATCAACTACGATTTTGATCGTTACGATGAGTTTTTCATGGGACTGAAACCAGCGACATTTAAGTATAACAATGGTCATGGCGGAAGACTTCATTCTGGATTTATTGCGCAGGATGTTGAAGATGCTCTTCACAACGCTGGTCTGTCTAATATGGATTTCGCTGGTCTGGTTATTGCACCTATTGAAGAGGTCAATGAGGCAGACGGAATTACAGACAATTACTACAAGCTTCGTTACGGCGAGTTCATTTCTTTGAATACACATATGATCCAGAAACTATATCGTCGTATCACAAAGCTTGAAAATGAATTGCAATCTTTGAAAGAGGGTTAATATATGAAGGATGAAGTTATCAATCGTTTAGTTGCTGTACTGAATGCGCTTGACAATGTTTCTGTCCGTGGAAAGCCGAATCTTGCAAATCTGAGTGGAAGTATCGCCATTCTTGAAGAGACGAGAGACATTTTGCTTGGTTGTGAGATTACGAAGAAAGAGGAACAGCCAAAAGATAAGTAAGCGGAGGTGCAGTTATGGCTTTTTGGGGCGACTATTTTATTTTTGATGGTATCCCTTGCACAGAATACGGGCTAAGGCTTTACGAAGTCAATGGCGTTTCTCCTGGCAATGGTAGTTTCCCTTCGCCGGCAGAAATTTCGGAAGATCGTATTTCTGGTCGATATAAGCCGCTGTTTTATGGTATCACGCAAAATGAACCATTGACATTCAAAATGGTATTTGGAGCTGATAAGTCGTTTGTGAAAACAAACGGCTTTTTTGATGCCTGGGATCGGGAGGCAATCAGCGCATGGTTGTCTCCCGTCGATGGTTATAAGTGGTTGGAGATTGAGCAGGCCGATATGGAGCAAGTTCGATATCGGTGCTTAATTGAAGATTTGCAGATGGTCGAGATTGGTAATTTACCGATTGCCTTTTCATGCACGGTTCGATGCGATTCTCCATTTGCTTATCAGTATCCGGTGACATATAGCTATAACTGCAGCGGCAGCACTAACATTATTTTGCGCAATCTCGGTAGCTATCGTGGTGGGTATCAGCCAAAGATAAAGATTACGCTGAATGGCAGTAATACTATCAAAATTATCAATCATTCTGATAACGATAGAGTTTTTGCATTGAGCGATCTTCCACAAGACTACTTTCTGGAGATTGAAGTTGATAATGAAAACGGTGTAATTACAAACAATATGGATTTGAACCTATATCCGTATTTCAATTTTGAATTCTTCAAGCTTGTTTGTGGCGACAATTTGCTTGAAGTGGTTGGGAATTGTATGTTGGAAATCCAATGTGAGTTCCCCGTAAATGTTGGAGGTTAATATGCAATCAAAAGTTTATGACCTACCTGAAATCCTTTTTGTTGGCGGGGAAACACACGATTTACGATTTTGCCTATTCACTGATACACGAAAGCCGTTCAGCGCCTCTGGCGCTACGGCTACATTTTCAGTGGTGTATTCAGTAAATCGTACAGGTACTCCGGTGCTATCAAAGCCCATGTCTATTATTGCAAATGATGATGGTGTTGAAAATATTCTGACGGTTACGCTTCTTCCACAAGAAACCGTAAATCTATATGGGAAGTATATCTATCAGATTACCATTCAGGATATGTCCGGAGAAACTGAGATTCCAAGCCAAGGCATTTTGGGTATTACAAACAATATTGATAAGGCAATCATCAAATAAGGAGGATTTGCGATGACTACTACATATTTCTTGAATCAGGTAATGGGTAATCTATTTCACACAAAGGAGAATCCAGCGCTTCCAGGTGATTATTACATTGGTTTAAGCGCGACTGAACCTGGCGTAGACGGATCTGGCGTATCTGAGCCGGCTTCAAGTGCAGGATATAAGCGTGTTAAGCTGACCGTGCTGAGTGAACCGACTGCTGGTGTAATTAAGAATACTGCTGCGGTTTCGTTTGATGAGTCAACTGCGAACTGGGGTACAATGACGCATTTCGTTATTTACGACGCTTTGACTGGCGGAAATCTGCTTATGTTTGACGGGCTGTCTTCTGCTCGTAATGTTGAAACTGCGACTATCGTTACCATTAAGGCTGGTAGCCTGACTTTGACATTGAGCAATCCTACATAAAATTAGCTAAACAATTTGGCGGTGAGTTATGGCACAAGAATATAATATCTATCTTCGCAAGCGGCTGACGGAGTTTGATGTTATTATCAAAAATCTTCCGTATCGAGACGGCCTAATCATGTATAACAAAATGTATCTGGATGCGATGGTTAATTATTTGTGCCTACAAAGATTTATCATCGGAGAGAGTGACGCTGATCTTAGAACTGAGATTGACGAGTTGTTAGAGCGTGTATTTAATACATTTCAGAGCAAGGTTGAGATTGATTTGGATGTTGAATTGGCTGCTGGTAAGCCGATTTCCGGTCAATCTGACCTTGTTTTTGCAACGAACCCATTCGAGATGGGCGAAGAAACATACGAGGTTTTTCAAAATCTAACGAGACTTACAACATCTGCATTGCAATATGATCTTGCAAAGTCAATTGGAAGCGGGCGCAGTGATTTAATCTTTCACACATCGACCGCTGACACATTAAAGACTGCTTTTGATAAAATGCAGAATAATGTTGAGCTTTTGTTAAGTTCTGATACAGATAAAGAAACATTTGCTGGTGCTGGCACGGAGATGCAATTAAACACAGATCGGTTTGATTTGTATTACTTGCTTGCTGTGCAAGGAGAGGCTGTTATGAATCTGCTCTGCTCGATGGATTTTGAAATGTGGTACACGCTTGGCAATGCAAATCAGACATTTTATTTGACTGCTGTAAACAACGGTGTGAAATCGACAAAGTATCTTTCTGCGGATGGATTTATGTCACTAATTGCCGCAGTCAATGAATCTCTCGAAGCTTTTATTAAGGCGGAATTTTCGGAACTACATTTGACACCAAATGTTGTTGCCGGCTTAAAGCGATATCGTTTGTTGTCTGATCTCGATTCGTCTACTCTTAGCAGCATAGATTCTGTGTCACTTGACGAGCTTGATTATGTTGAGCTGGCTTAAAACGATTAGGAAGGTGTTTATATATGTCTAAGGGTACGCTTGGTAGTTTTAATGGAACTACAACAGCGAACGCAAACATGGTCGATGTATTCAGAAGAAACGAAATTGAATTACATCAGAATAGTGTTTTAGCATTCGCTGAACGAATGATTATTAAGAAAATTGGTATTCAATGCGATCCAGGCACAGAGGTATCCATCAACGGATGCGATATCCCGATTGTGTCTGGTGTTTTTGAATTAGGGTATGGGCAAATTGACATTACAAGTCTTGTTTTCAAACAGGCTGTAGCTGTCAACATCTATTACATGTATTAACAAACAGGAGGTTGCTATGAGTGATATTCCTTTTTGGAGTGGAGGTTCTGGCGGCGGAACAGGCGGAGTTTCTAACTACGACCAGCTTTCCAACAAGCCGGTAACAAACATTAGCGGCTCTGGTATTGTTATTTCAAGCTTATCTACTGGCGTTTACAATATCGACGGAACATGGAAGATCACGTCAGATGATGATGAGCGTGAGACATTAAAGGACGATCTTTTCTATGTTAAAAATGACGGAGATAATGTCAAGCTTACATGGATCAGCGCAGGTCTGATTAAGACATATAGCGTTCCGTCTAACGGTAGTAAGGATGACATTGTTGAAGACAGTGTTGCCACATCTTCAGCGGTCATTGCAGATATGATTGGCAGTTTTTAATTTGTGCAGAAAGAGTAGCGCTATCTTTTTGTAAATATTCTGTAAGCTAAATAACAAGAAAGGAGAACAAGATAATGGCTCATTTTGTGTATACGGGCTTGAAAGCAAATTTGCCAGAAGTCCGTGAAAATGCGTTTTATCTTTGTACGGACACAAGAGAGATTTACTTTGGTGCAGATCTCTTTACCGAGGCAGTTCGTACATACACTGGTGAAAAACCGGCAACTCCTGCCATTGGCGTTCTGTATGTTAATACGGACACCAAGGTTGGTGAGATTTGGACGGGCAGTGCATGGGTACAGCTATTCGGTGGATCGTCAACAGACGATATTGTGTTCAAAGAAGATCTGGTGTTTACATATCAGTTTGGTAAGTATACGCCGGTCGGAGGCAAGGTCACAGTTCCAGCAAAGGATAAGACTTTGACAGAGCTTCTGAATGACGCTTTCGCAGAAGATCAGAACCCAACTGTAACTCAGCCGAGTGTTACATTGACTGCGGCTAAGATCAAGGCTTATGAGGTCGGCACAAAGGTGTCTCCGGACTATTCTGCCGTTCTGAATCCTGGCTCTTATGAATTTGAACCGAAGGCTACCGGTATTGTCGCTTCCGCATGGAAAGTGACTAACACGGACGGCGGCGAGAAGACAACAGCCAGCGGCACATTTGACGAGATTCAGGTCGGAGACGACACGGCTTATTCTATCACTGCAGAGGCGACTTATGCGGACGGCGCTATGCCGCAGACTGCACTTGGCAAGAATTACGCCGCAGGCCAGATCAAAGCCGGTACAAAGTCTGCAACAAAGAGCAAGATTTCCGGCTATCGTAATAGCTTCTATGGCACTCTGACCGCAAAGGACGGCGAGGTGAATTCTGCACTGGTGCGTGGTCTCTCCGGAAAGAGTGGCAGAGCGCTTGCTGTCGGCAACAGTTTCAGTATCACAATTCCTGTCGGGGCAATCCGCGTTGTGTTCGCTTACCCAGCGACGCTGCGTGATGTGAACTCTGTGCAGGATGTGAATGGCATGAATGCTGAGATCAAGTCCGCGTTTACCAAGTACACCGTCGATGTTGAGGGCGCAAATGGTTACACGGCCAAGTCTTATAAGGTGTATGTGATGGATATGGCGAACGCCAACGACGCTTCAAACACCTATAAGGTTACGATCTGAGGAAGGAGGGAATTGTAATGGCTGATTTCGGTAAACTGAATTTCGCGGTTGCATTCGTTCCTCAGACGGCTTTCCCTTTGGACGGACGTACATATTTTGAAAGCCTTGAAGCGGCGCAGGCCGCTGCTGCAATTGCTGTTCCTGTCGGCAGCTCTGATGGCGTATATCATTATGGTATGGAACTATTTGTCGTTGAGAACGGTGTGTCTGCTGGATATCGTATCCAACCGGATAAGACTCTTACGAAAGTCGATGGTATTTCTGCCGAGGATCTTGTCGGAGAGTTTTAATCTATTTGCTTGATTTGGCGAGGGCAATAGCCCTCGCTTTATCTATATTTATCACTATTTTATAAGCCGTATCAACGGCAAGAAAGGATGAAGAAACTATGGCAAATCTAATTTATAAGGGCTTGAAAGCTAACTTGCCTGCGGAGCGTAATGTAAACAGCTTCTATCTCTGCACGGATACCCGTGAGCTGTTCTTCGGCGCAGATCTTTACACTGAGGCTGTGCGCTTCTACGATGGTACTAAGCCTACCGCTCCTGCCCAGGGTGTGTTGTACATTGACACTGTTTCTGGCGCTGGTGATGTGTGGACTGGTACTACATGGAAGTCTGTTTTCACCGCTATTGTAACAAAGACCGTTGCTACAACTATCGGTGCTTCAGCAAGTGACAGCGAAGTGCCTACTGCAAAGGCAGTCAAGGATTATGTTGCTGGTATTACTGGTAGCGAACTTGGCGAGCTGGCGCACAAGGATAGTGTATCCGAAGCTGAGCTTGAAGAGACTCTAAAGAACAAGATCAACGGTAAAGTTGATTCTGTTGGTGCTGGCGACAACAGTGTTGACGTCGGCGGCACTGCCACTAAGCCTACTGTTAAGGTAAAGCTATCTCCAGCTGCGGGTAATGCTTTGGAGCTTGATGAGACTGAAGGTCAAGAAGGTCTGAAGGTCGTTATCCCAGATGCAGACACCTATACTGTCGTTAAGGACGAGTCTGCTGCTGACGGTTTTGCTGCAACCTACCATCTGACTAAGAATGGTGCAAATGTCGGTGCTGCAATCAATATTCCTAAGGATATGGTTGTTCAGAGCGGTACTGTTGTCACCAATCCGAAAGGTCAGGCTGAGGGTACTTATCTGAAGCTGGTGCTTGCCAATGCTGAGAACAGCGAGATCTATATCCCTGTTGATTCTCTGATTGAGTATGTCACCTCTGGTTCTGCTGCTGGCGATATGGTCGTTATCGACATTGATGAGACTACTCACAAGGTAACTGCTACTATCACTGACGGTACTATCACCAAGGCTAAGCTGACCACTGAGCTACAAACTGAAATCAATAAGATCCATACTCATGCCAATAAGGACGAGCTGGATAAGATTGAGACCGGCGACAAGGAGAAGTGGGACACCGCTGCTGGTAAGGCTCACGAACACGCTAACAAGGCAGAGCTTGACAAGATCGAGGTTGGCGATAAGGCAAAGTGGGATGCCGCAGAGCAGAACGCGAAGGACTATGCGGATGAGCTGAACACCGCTATGGGCAAGCGTATGACTGCTGCAGAGGGTAAGCTTACTACTTTGCAGGGCGACGAGAAGACCGAGGGTTCTGTCAAGAAGGCTCTTGCTGACGCTAAGGGCTATGCAGACGGCTTGAACAGCAACATGGATACCCGTGTTAAGGCTGTCGAGGAAGCTGTCACTGTCGGTACTTTTTAATCGAGGATTTTTCATTCGCTTCAATCAATGATATATCCGAAAACGGCGGACGGGCAAAAGCCCGTCCGCTTTCTTTATCAATTTAAGGAGGTGTGCAAGTGGGATACAATTTTCGGGTTTTTGAAACGGTAAAAAGCAAGGCTGAAAATACTGCCTTGATTCCGATTACACCTGGACGGTATCTGATCTGCACTGATACTTCCGATGTCTACTATGACACCAAAGACAATGTTCGTAAACATCTTACTGACATTATTGATTTGGAGACGGACGCGGAAAGAACAGCAATCCTTGCTCCATTGGACAAATTTTACTTTGTAAAAGATACGGCTCACTTCTGGCGCTATTTGAATGATGCGTGGGTTGACCTCACATCTGGAAGCGGCGCAAGCGACGCTGTTTATGCAACTCTGGCCGCAGATGGATGGGTGAACGGCAAACAGAGTATTTCGATCAATGGATTAGGTGCAAATCAGAATGGAATTATCAGCATTACACAAGACATTTCAGCACAAGCGATGGAGGCAGTAAAGAATGGAGAGCTTTATGTCTGCGCTCAGGCCGATGGAACTATCACAATCGCTGCGGATGGCACTGTACCCACCTGCGATATTCCGACCGTCATTATTTTGCTGAGTTAAGAAAGGCGGTGTTGACGGATGAGCGAAACAACTAACTACGGGCTTTATTTGGAAGATGATGCGTCTGCTAAGTTCCAAACATGGAGACAGAAAATGAATGGTTCTGAGCAATCCAATATGGTGAAAATTGACACCGCTCTTGGCGAGAAAGCAGACAAAAGCACTTCAGCTACGGCAACATTGCTGGCTTCCGCATGGGTAGGCGTAGATGCTCCTTTTACACAAGAACTCTCTATTGAGGGGCTTGGTGCTGCGCAAAACGGAACTATTTCGGTGGCGCATAGTGCGACTGCCGAGCAACGGGAAATTGCGCGAGAAGCGTTGCTCTCCATCACTGGTCAGGAAAACGGAAAGCTACAAATCGTAGCTGATGGTGAACTCCCAGAACAAGATATTCCCGTTGTAATTATTCTCTTAGGTTAATGGAGGAATCAATATGCCTATTATTTCTAATTTCCCAACTGGCGGCGGATCTGGCGGCGGACTTGCCCTTGCTGCTGTTACGGGAATTGCAACGCTCGCGGCGGCTGGAAAGGTCTATGTAAAATGGACTGATCCTGATGATATGATCGTTGCCGGCTCTACTCTTGCCGCATGGGGAGGAACACTCCTTGTTCGTAAGGCTGGTTCTGCTCCGACAAGTCGTAGAGATGGCACAATCGTTCTCGACAGCAAGACACGAGATCAATATAAATCTGCCTATTTCTGTGATAGTGGATTGACTAACGGCGTGAAGTATTACTACAAGCTGTTCCCATACACTACCACTGGTACATATACGGACAGTGCGGAGGACGAATTCAATGTTACTCCTGCTGCTGTAAATGTTGGTAATATTTCTGGTGCAAGCGCCGTTGCCGCTGGTAATGGAAAGCTTGCAATCAAGTGGACTGATCCAGCCGCGACCGTAGTTTCGGACGGCGTGACGCTTGCGACATGGGCAAGCACAAAGATTGTCGTTAAGGCTGGAAGCTACGCAACTTCTCCAGATGATAGCGCTGCGGCTTATAGCTTAAATGTGACCACTCGTAATCAGTATGCGAATTCCGCACTTACTGTTACCGGCCTAACTAACGGAACAACCTATTACATTTCATTCTTCCCCATCTCTACGGATGGTGCAGTTAATGTAAACACAAGTAATAGAATAACCGGAGTTCCAAATCGTTTGAAGATTTCGACTGTTCCAAGCCAGAGTGGTACATTGACATACAATAAGAACTCTCAGTCCCCGTCTTGGAGTAACTATGATACATCCAAGATGACGATTGGCGGAACGACATCTGGGACAAACGCCGGTACATACAATGCTACATTTACGCCGAAAGATGACTATTGCTGGTCTGACGGTACGATTACGGCAAAGACTGTTTCGTGGAAGATCGGTAAGGCAACTGGTACGCTGACTGTAAGCAAGACAAGTATCACGCTGAACCTAAGTAAGCTGACTGATACATTTACAATCGGCGGAAATTATGATGGTACTTTGAGTGTTACATCTAATAAGACAAGCGTGGCGACAGCTTCTCGTAGTGGGACTACGGTTACAGTTTCTCATGTCAATCAGACAAACGGAGAAGCTACTATCACAGTTAGTTGTACTGCCGGTACGAACTATACCGCACCCGCAAGCAAAACTGTCACGGTCAAAGCTGAGTTCATTCTTGCTACGCTGAATGACAACTCTTGGGCGGCTATTCACAGTGTCTCTGGAACAGGTGCAAGCTATTGGGCGGTCGGTGATCGTAAGGCTGTCTCTGTGAGTGGAACAGTTGGTACTAAGTCAGTCAGCGGAACTTATTATGTTTTTATCCTTGGATTTAATCATAATGGTGCAACTGGCATTGATTTTGGTACATTCAAGACCGCTTTGACTAATGGTGTTGATATTTGCTTGACAGACAGTAAGTACAACAGCTATTCCACAGACGGAACGAAATATTTCAACATGAACCATAGTTCAAATACGAACTCTGGTGGCTGGAAAGGCTGCGATCTTCGTTACGATGTGCTTGGCTCAACGAATACGAATGATGGCGATGCTACATCTACGACTGCGACAAATCCTGTTGCGAATACGCTAATGGCAGCTCTTCCGTCAGATCTTCGTGCTGTGATGCAGCCAATGACGATCTATACGGATAATGTTGGCGGCGGTTCAAACACAGCGTCGAATGTTACCACATCTGTTGACTACTTGCCGCTATTGGCTGAGTATGAGATTTTCGGTAGTAGAAGCTATGCGAATTCTACAGAACAGACTTATCAGGCACAGTATCAATACTTCAAGAATGGTAATTCTAAGGTGAAGTATCGTGATAGTTCCACCTCTACCACTGCGTTTTGGTGGGAGCGTTCTCCGTACTACAACTACAGCAACTCTTTCTGCTTTGTGTACACGGACGGCACCGCGAACTACTACAACGCCAGGCTTTCCTATGGCCTCGCCCCCGCTTTCCGCGTCTAATCCCGTATCAAGAGAATCCTGCCCTCGAAAGAGGGCGGGTTTCTTTTTGTTTTTCAAAATATAAAAAGGAGTTCTATTTATGTCGGTATTAAAAGCACATAGATCTGAAAGCAAAGCTGAGTTTGTAAATACCGCAAACAAGATTTATGTGGAAACGATTAACTTCTTATCTCGACTTTCTGCAAGATTTTCAAGATTGATGGCAAACGATGTATCACATCTTGCGTCAGAAGTCCTTGTGAACGCAGAAAAGGCAAATAGTATCTTTCCATCGGATCACACCAGAAAGGAATTGCGCAAGCAACACCTTTTAGAGTCAAGAGCTGCGTTGATGGCTTTGGATGTTGAGTTGTCTCATTGCTACGACATTATGATGCTGAATCCAGAGGGATGTTTCACAACATCAAACGGGAATCCAGTTAAACCAGCGAGAGCGAAAGAAATTCTTGAAAATATGGCGCAATCGCTTGGTGAACTGATTGATTCCGAAAACAGTCTTTTGACAAATACATTAAAGAGCGACAAAGACCGCTGATATTATATCTACCCACGAAAATTGGGCTTTGCTTACCAAATCATAAAAATTGGGTGCATTTCTGTAAAACCTGTCGGCTTTGGGGATTCCCGCTGTCCACTGCGAATTGGTGGGAGCGTTCTCCGTACTACAACAACAGCAACAACTTCTGCAATGTGAACACGAACGGCAACGCGAACAACAACAACGCCAGGAATTCCAATGGCCTCGCCCCCGATTTCGCAACCCTTTTTAGGTATGGTCAAATACGGTAGTCCTTTTGAGGATGACGGAGACCTTTGCGAAAGGAGAAATGTTTCCCGTGGATAAAACCCGAAACCGCTCTTTTGATGCTTTTGCACGGACGCTTCTTGCATGGTGGGAGGATATTGTGCTTAATCCTATTTCATGTGTCAAGGCAAAGCAGTTTAGGCGCACTCTATATTACAACTGTACGAAAGGCGAATAACTATTTATGACAAGCAAAGAGCGTCATGAGGCAAGATTCCAAAGACGGAAAGCCGAGAGATGGCGCAAGAAACAAGAACGAAGCTTTGCTGTAGGAACAATGGCAGATGTATTTTCCTATGGCGACTTATACAAAGCAGGAAAGCAATGCTGCAACGGTGTACGCTGGAAGAATAGCGCACAAAGATTTGAAATGCACTTGTTTTCTGGCACGGCGCGGCGGAGAAAACTACTGCTGGATAAAATGTGGAAGCCATGTCCATATGTTCATTTTGTTATCTCCGAGCGCGGCAAAACAAGACCAATTGACGCACCTCGTATTCAAGACAGGCAGATACATAAGGTTTACACAAAGAAAGTCCTATTACCTTTATATCTGCCAGATATGATTTGGAATAACGGAGCAAGTCTTCCAGGCAAAGGTTTTCATTTCTCTAAAAGACTTTTGCGTGAGGACTTGCATTATCATTTTAAGCGCTATGGGAGAAATGGAAACATAATCCTTTTAGACTGCAAGCAATTCTTTCCGAGTGCATCGCATCGCGTTATTTATGCTCGTCATGACAAGCTGATTCATGATTATGATTTACGCAAGCTTGGTGATGATATCGTTGCATCAAGCACCAGCGATAAAGGTATGCCGCTTGGAGTTGAGCCAAGTCAGGCTGAAATGATTGCTTTTCCATCTCCGCTCGATAACTACATTAAATGCCAGCTCTCTATTAAATGCGCTGGTCATTATATGGATGACTACTATATCATAGTTCCTCCGAATCAAGACCCAAAGGAGATCATGCGTCTCATTGTTCAAAAAGCGTCAGAACTGGATCTGACAATTAGTAAAGAAAAATCCAGAATTGTTCCGCTCTCCAAACCGTTTCGTTATTGTAAGGCGAAATATATCTTGACGGAAAGCGGTCGTGTTATTGTGACTGGTAATCGAGGAAGCTTCAAGCGTACCAGACACAAAATCAAAACATTCTACGAGAAAGTCCAGAACGGAGAAATGTCCTACGAGGATTTATGGACTTCTGTAAATGGAATGCTTGCGTATTTAGAGAGCTACCAAAACCATCAACGAGTGTTGAGGCTGCGACGGCTCTTTTATGCTATCTATGGCTTTTCAGCAGAAAACATAGAAAATTTCAGAGCAATGGAGAGATTAAAAGATGCAGTACATTGTACATAGAAGATTGAAGGACACTGCTATTTGCGGTGGCGTAAATATTCCAGCGACAACTATTTGTGAAGAAATCTGCGGTGTTATTTATTACAACGGTCTTCCTGTTTGTTATACGACAAGTGAAAATGCTCATCAGTTTTTTGCGAGAAACGATGACGAGTGCGGTTTGCGTCGTGGCAAATTAACTCAGACCATTCAAAAAACACTTTCTAAGCGTGATGGTAATTATCAGATCCGATGGGATAAGGTCTGGGCAGATCCAAAATGCCGTCAATACAAAAGGCCAGAATATGAAGATTATTGGCTTTGGAATCATGAGTTTTTCAACGCTGATATTGATGTTTTACTTTATATTGCAAATTTAGTCGGAGCAAAGGAGGACAAGTAAATGTATCGAATTATTAAGGTAGTCGATGGAGCAGAGGTTGGAATTACTGAGGCTGTCAATTATATCAAAATTGGCAGTAGCGGCAGTTTTGCAACAGCAACAAAAAGTGATGCCATTGGTATCGCATTTGATAGCACTCCATATAACCTCGTTGGACATGACGAAATTGAAGGTGCAGAAACCGTTGTTGTATCTGAGATTGACGGCGGGACTGCTGTATCCCATCAACAGTCCGCAATCAATGAAATGATTCAAACGATTTTGGAGGGATAACAATGAAAGAGAAACTTAGAGAGCTATACCAGAATGGACAGGCCGGCATTACGCCCTGCATTAGTGCGAACGGCTTGCTTAAAGCAGTTGCAAACGGCTGGATTACACTTGATGATGCTGTTGAGATCATTGGTGGTGAAGACACTTTGCCAATTGTCCGTGCGGCAAAGCTGAAAGAGATTTCGATTGCTTGTAACGAAACAATCGTGAACGGCGTTGATCTTACTCTCGATGGCGAAACAGTGCATTTTAATCTAAGCACGGAGGATCAGGCAAATATCGCAAACCTGTTCCGCGTTGTCGAGCTTGGCGGAACTGAGTTCCCGTATCAGGCTGATGGCGGCGTTTGCCGTATCTATACAGCGTCGGAAATTGCAACGATTTACATTGCTGCGCAAACACTTATTACGACACAAACAACATATCACAACGAATTGAAAGCTTATGTACAATCTTTGGATAGCGTTGAAGCTGTCACATCAATTGTATATGGAATGACTTTGCCAGATCCGTATAATACCGAAATGAATGAAAAGCTTGCTGTTGCAAATGAACAAATGCAAGCAATTATTGCTCGTCTGAGCAGCGCGGCAAATGCGTAATCTGAAGACATTTTTCAAACTGGCAGCACTGTTTGTTATTGGCGGTGCTGCCTATGTTTTGATTGAATTGCTCTGGCGCGGTCATAGTCATATTTCCATGTTTATTCTTGGCGGTATGTGCTTTGTTTCCATCGGTTTAATCAACGAACTGTTCCCGTGGGAACTTGGTATTGTATGGCAGGCTTTAATCGGCGGTGTACTTGTAACCGCTCTTGAATTTATTACAGGCTTAATTGTGAATGTTTGGCTTGGATTAAATGTGTGGGACTATTCAAATCTACCGTTTAATTTGATAGGGCAAATTTGCTTGCCGTTTTTCTTTGCTTGGGTTGGATTGTCTGTCGTGGCTATTGTACTTGACGATTATTTTCGATATTGGTTTTTCGGAGAAGAGAAGCCGCATTATACGCTGGTTTAAGGGCGGTGATATAAATGAATGAAGAAAAAATCTGGAAATTCTTAAAGTCAAAAGGTTTTACTGATTTTGGCGTATCTGGGCTTATGGGGAATCTATACGCCGAGTCTGGATTAAGTCCTATCAATCTACAAAACTCATATGAGAAGAAGCTTAATTTTACAGATCAGAGCTATACGCAAGCCGTTGATAATGGCAGCTATACAAACTTTGTCAAGGATGCTGCTGGTTACGGACTTGCCCAATGGACATATTGGAGTCGAAAGCAAAACCTATTGAATTACGCACGAAGCGTTGGAAAATCAATCGGTGATTTGGACATGCAGCTTGAATTTCTCTGCAAGGAGCTTTCCGGATATTCTACTGTGTGGAAAACGCTACAGTCTGCGACATCCGTTTTTGAAGCATCTAACGCTGTGCTATTACAGTATGAACGACCCGCTAACCAAAGCGAAGCCGTTCAAAACAAACGTGCAAGCTATGGACAAGCTTATTATGACAAGTTTGCACAGAGTACGACAAAGGAAGGAGTTGGTAGTTTGACTGCGATTGAAAGACTTATTGCGACGGCAAAGGCAGAAGAGGGCTATTTGGAAAAGGCGACGAACGCCCAGCTTGATAGTAAAACTGCAAATGCCGGTAGTAACAACTGGACAAAGTACGCCCGTGATTTGGATAACATCGGGAATATTTACAATGGCAAAAAGAACGGCTATGCCTGGTGCGATGTTTTTGTTGACTGGTGTTTTATCAAGACATTTGGCGTAGATCTTGCTATGAAGCTGCTGTGTCAGCCATATGGCGGTGCTGGAGCTGGATGCACCTATTCTGTTCAGTATTATAAGCAAAAGGGACAGTTCCATAAAAGCAATCCTCAGGCCGGCGATCAGATTTTCTTCACTAACGATGGCGGAGCAACATCTTATCACACCGGACTTGTTATTGCTGTTGGAAATGGCAAAGTCTATACGATTGAGGGAAATACATCAAGCGCTTCTGGAGTTATCCCTAATGGTGGATGCGTAAGAGCCAAATCCTATAATCTTACCGCTACATATATTTGTGGGTACGGTAGACCAGATTGGTCGCTTGTTGGTGAAAGTGCAGAACAGGAGGATGAAGATATGACTTTGGATAGATTCAAAGAGTTGATGAAAGAGTATCGTGCAGAGCTTCAGGACAACGATTGCGGTACTTGGAGTAAGGACGCTCGTGAGTGGGCAATCGCAAACGGTCTCATTGGTGGCACTGGAAACAATGCAAATGGAGAGCCGAATTATGCTTGGGCGGATCAGCTTACAAGAGAGCAGGCCGCAGCGCTATTCTATCGTTTTGCAAAATTGATGGGTAAAGCGTAATGGCTGTTAAGCGTAAAGTGAAGCGTCGCAAGAAAAAGAAAGGTTTCATCCATCATCTTGTTTCGCTTGGCTTTAGCAATCGGCTTGCAATTTACATACTTTTGTTTTTGGCTGCTGGCTTGGCTGGCGGCTTTTATCTTGCCAACGAAAGCATTAGAACCGGATATACTGGCGCTCTGATGTGCTGGACGGTGGTATTTACGCCGATTGGTACAGCTTGTAGCATTGTGCTAAGTAAAATCGTTCATAAAAGCGAAGCTGAAAATGTTGGTGGAAATGGAGACGGCATCAAATTTGCAATGGCAATGTCTGACGCAGTAAATGATGACGGATCGAGCTGGGAAAGTCCAGCTATTTAATTTGAGAAGATAACAGTAGTCTGCCGGCTACTGTTATTTTTTTTATTTGTTAGGAGGATATGCAATATGGAATGGGTAAAGATTCTTGTTTCTGCTCTGGCCGGTTTAGCTGCCGCAATTCCTCTTGTAGTTGAGTTGGTAAAATATGTTCAGAAAGCGATCAGAGAAAAGAACTGGTCTAAGGTGCTGGATATGGTAATGAACCTTATGCAGACCGCAGAGACTAAATTTGAGACTGGTGCTGAGCGTAAGGAGTGGGTGCTTGCAATGGTAAAGGCATCTGCTGATACCATCGACTACGATATTGACATGGATGCAATCAGCGATTTGATTGATAGTCTGTGCAATATGAGCAAGGTCGTAAATGCCCCAAAAGCTTAATTAGGTTTGAGCAGATTGGAGGTACTTTATGACTGGACTCGAAGAGTTTCTAAAGACTTTCGGGAACATTACGGTTTCCAATGTGATTACCGTTGCTCTCGCAGCCGTTTTCCTTGGTATGACTTATAAGAAGATCAGAGATTATCTTATTAAGAAATACGAAGCTGAAAAAGAAAAGGACAAAGAGCTGAAAGAGGCGCTTGAAGCTGTGCGTAAGTACCCCGAATATCGTCAACAAAGCATTAGGATTCAAGAAAAGCTGGAAAGCGAAATCCAAGAGCTGCGTAAGGCGCAGGATGAACATACTTGCCGCTTATTGCAGATGGAGGAAAATGCTCAGCGCAGAGAGCGTAATAAACTACGCGACAGACTGCTCCAAAATTATCGTTATTACACGAGCAAGGAGCATAACCCGCGTCAAGAGTGGACTCGTATGGAGTCAGAAACATTCTGGGAGTGTTTCGCAGACTATGAGAACATGAATGGCGACGGTTATATGCACAGTGTTGTGCAGCCAGAAATGAATTTGCTTGGCATTATCGAAATGGATGATGCAAGTGGAATCGCTGAGCTGATGCACAGCAGAAAGTGA